CCCTACCACACATCAAACGTGGGGCATACAGGGATTTCAAAACAATCATGGAAGAGTGGCACCTATGGGATGACAAGAAATTCAGCTACACCGATTTTATCTACCGATTTGATAATGGAAGCTACATCGAACTATTTGGACTTGAAGATGAGGGCAAAGCAAGGGGGCCGGGCAGAGATATACTATTTGTAAACGAAGCGAACCTAATCCGTAAGGCGTTATTTGACCAACTGGCAATGCGTACAACGGGTAAGATATTTCTCGACTGGAATCCTGCGGACTTCGTTTCATGGGTGTACGAAGTATCAGACAACCCGATTAACAAACGCATACATTCAACCTATCTTAATAACCTCGGCAACCTTTCGCAAATTCAGATAGACACGATTGAAAGCTACAAACTACTACCGGATGATTTCATGTGGAAAGTTTACGGACTCGGTCAGCGTGGCGCTGCGAAGGAGATTATTTATACCCAATGGCAAATTACAGATGAGTTACCGGAGGGCGGCGATATATTCTATGGATTAGACTTCGGATACGTTCACCCTTTGGCGCTTGTCAAGGTATGCCATTACCAGGGGGCGAATTATGTAAAGCAACTCATTTACAAATCCGGATTAACCCCATCTGAAATTAGCAGGGAAGTAAAAGACCATATCAGCGACCGCAAGCCCGTGTACTGCGATGCAGCCGAACCGAAAAGCATTGAGGAACTTTACAGGGGCGGTATCAATGCACAAACTGCAAACAAGGAAGTATGGGCAGGGATATTGAAAGTGAAATCATACCCGTTATTCGTGCATAAGGATAGTAAGGACATCATTCGTGAACTGCAATCGTACAAATGGCGCAAGGATAAAAACGATAATGTAATTGATGAGCCTGTGAAAGAATCAGATGATGCCCTTGATGCAATGCGCTATGCCATATTCACCCACCTACATAAGCCAGCGTTCAAGGTGGCGGTATGGTAAGGGTTTTCGGTGTAATTTTGTATAAATCTTTTAAATATGGGTTTATTCGATTTTCTTAATCGTAAGGCGGCACCCGCTAAGATGCCTGTGCAAATGTCGGTTGAACGTGGACTACTAACGTGGGATGGGCAAAACCAAGCAGAGATAGTTAGGGATAGTTACATAGGCAATGATTTAGTGTATGCCATCATTACGCTGATAACCCAAAAAGCAAAGGTTGCGCCCTGGTTTGTGTACCGTGTAAAGAATAAAGCAGCGCAGAAGCGCTACATGGCTAAGATGCAGCAACCGGATGCGATTACCGACTATGCCAAACTGAAGGAACTGAAAGAAGAAGCCTTTGAAATATACGAAGGTGATAGCCGACTGAATGAATTACTGAAATACCCGAATAGTGAAGATACATGGAGCGATATTATAGAGCAATGGGTTGGCTTTAAGAAGATAACAGGTAACGCTTTCATGTATGCAAAGCAGGTAGGTGAGGAATCAGTAAACAGGGGCAAGCCGTTAGAACTTTACATGCTGCCATCGCAATACATGGCAATCAAAGTAGATATTGAGCAGTTCCCGCCAAAGAAGGTAGCCTATCAGTTGTACTATGGGCAGTATATCCCTTTCAATACAATAGAGATTCTGCATGATAAATATTTTAACCCCGAATGGAATGCGACTGGAGGGCAGTTGTACGGATTATCACCGCTTAGGGCAGCATCTAAGGTACTGACACGTTCAAATGCAAGCAAGGAGGCATCCGTTGCTATGTTCGATAATATGGGGCCGTTAGGGGTGTTATACATGGATGACCAACGCTTTGACCCGCTATCGGGTAGCGAACAAGCACAGGCACTCAAGATGCAAATATCAGCCAACACAGGTTCACATAAGCACGGCAGCGCAGCCGTGAGCGGTTACAAAGTAGGATGGGCGCAGATAGGGTTACCTGCAAAGGACTTGCAACTTATTGAAGCGGAAAAGTGGGATAAAGAGGCCCTATGCTCAATATACGGTGTACCTCCGGTGTTACTGGGTAATACCGATGCTGCCACGTACAACAACATGAAGGAAGCAGAGAAATCACTAACCATTCGGGCGGTGTTACCCGAACTAACTGCTATCAGAGATAACATCAACCGAAAGATGCAGACCGATTGGGGGTATAAGGGTAGCGATATATTCGTGGACTTTGACATGAGCATCTACTCCGAACTCGAAGCGAACAGAGCAGAGCAATCTACCTGGCTCAATACTGCATGGTGGTTAACACCGGAGCAAAAATTAAAGATACAGGGGCTTGCACCCGATCCGAATGTACCTATTGAAGATTATCAAAAGTTGTACGTGCCATCCGGACTTACTCCGATAGATGATTTCACTAACCTGCCTTTGAATGTACCGCCAACTTTATAACGCATATCGCAAACGATACAGGGTACTTATCAAGCGTGAGTTGGATAAGCAGACCAAGCAAATACTTAATGGCGAGCAGCCAAGTAAGGAAGGGCTAAAAAATACACTACGTAATTTGCAACAGGGGGCAAGCAAGGCAATGGCAAAGCACTCATACACCAAAATACGCAAGTCGGCAGGTGTAAAGGATTCCATGACACCTGAACAGAAATGGGCAGACATCATGAGAATACTAATAGAGAAATCATTAGAAAAACTTGTTGATGACATTACAGAAACAACAAAGGAAAAAGTAAGGCAAGCACTAATAAAGGGAGTACAGGAGAATTGGGATTTACGAAAGATTATTCAAGAGATAGAGAAAGCAGGGGTAAACGCATATCGTGCAGAATTAATTGCACGTACCGAAACTACTAAAGCAGCTAATCAAGGTTCATTACTTGGGGCAGTATCAACCGGATTGCAATCTGTTAAAGAATGGATAGCAATATTAGATGATAGAACACGTAGAACCCCTCGTGATATGTTTGACCATTTTACTATGGATGGTAAGCAAGTGCCGATTGATGAATTGTTTACCGTTACCGGAAGTGAATCTACTGCATCAATGGAATACCCCGGAGATCCAAGCGGAGGGTTAGGTAATATTTGTAATTGCAGGTGTACAATAGGATTCGAGGCATTAAGAGATGCAAACGATAAACCGATACCAATACAAGGTGGATTACGTGGCGCAGCCGGGGAGATGTGGAACCTATGGAATAACCCCGTATTTTTGCAAGTAAACAGAGGAGTATATGAAGCATTACCAGGTTAAAGATATTAGCAACGGCATCGAGGATATGGATATTCGTTCACGTAACGTGAAAACGGTATGGGCTATGTGTGGCAATGTTGATTTAGATAACGATGTGATTGTACCGGAAGCATTTACAAAGACTATACAGGAACGTGGGCCGCTTGGTAAGAATCTAATATGGTCTTTAGTTGACCATAAGAGTTCAATGAAGTACGCACTTGGTAAGCCGAAAGAATTATACGTGGAAGGGAATGCACTTATTGCCGTTACTGAAATTATAGAAACGGAAATGGGTGAAGATATGCTGAAACTTTATGAGGCTAATCTAATCAATCAGCACTCAATCGGTTTTAGTACTATCAAATCCGAAATGGATAATTCTACAGGCATCCGCACAATCAAAGAATTGATGCTCTATGAAGGTAGTGCCGTTTTATGGGCAGCCAACCCCGAAACACCTACATTAGCAATGTATAAAGGAATGGAGCAAGCAGAGGTGCAGGAAACGCTCAATGGCAGATTAGAAAAGCTACTCAAAGCGTTCAAGCATGGCACATTTACAGATGAAACTTTCTCTTTATTAGAGATAGAAATAAAACAAATACAGAAAGCAATTTCAGACATTACCACTCAACCCGCAGCGAAAGCAGTCGAGCCGGATACGAATGCAATAGTATTTGAAGCACTCAAACAATTTAATCACTCGTTAAAATCATTAAAATGACAAACGAACAAATCGCTGCGGAGGTAAAATCTATTGGAGATAATCTTACGCAAGTATTGGCAAATTCTGCCAATGCAAAAACTGATGCGGCTGATGCCAAATTAGTAGTTACCGAACTTAAAAGCAAATTAGATTCAGTAGTTACACCTGCTGACCTTGCCGAGTTCAAAGGAGTTATGCAAAATCAATTTGATGCCCTTACCATTAAGGTAAAAGCCGGCAATCCTGATTCTGCAAAGAGTTTCAACGAAGTATTATCCGAGAAGTTAGAAGGCCGCAACATCGAAGCCGAAATCAAAAAGAATGGCCGTGTTCTGATTGAGATGCCCGAAGTAAAGACTATCACTTTGGCCACTAACCTTTCCGGTGATAGCGTTGCGACTTACAATAGCCGCCAAGCTACCCAACCTGCGCAGTTGGTAAATATGCGTGATTTCGTTCCAACCGTTCAAAGCCCTACAGGTTTGTATGTAACCTATCGTGAGGCTACTGGTAATGCGAACAACATCGCTGCACAACTTGAAGGATCATTAAAGCAAGAGAACAACTATTCTCTGACCGAGGTTAAGACTGTTAATCAGTTCATCGCCGGATTCAGCAAGTTTAGCCGTCAGATGCTTGCATCTTTGCCATTCATGAGCCAAACGTTACCACGTTTGTTGACTCGTGATTTCTTCAAAGCAGAGAATAGTTCTTTCTTCTCTACCGTATCGGCTGCCTCTACTGGTGTAACTACCACTTCTGCATCTACCAACCTCGGAGATTTGATTCAGTTGATTGGTAATCAGCGTGCTGCTGATTTCAGTCCTTCTGTAATCTTCGTGAGCAATGCTACTTATAGCACTTTGCTGATTGAATCTTTCACCAATGGTTACTACCTCGGTGCAGGTTCTTTAGGTATCGGTGCAAACGGTGCTTTGAATCTTGTTGGCGTGCCTATCGTTGGCGTTAACTGGATTCCTACCAACCGTGCTTTGGTACTTGACAACTCATTTATTGAGCGTGTAGAGGTAAACGGTTTGAACATTGAGTTAAGCTACGAAGACCAAAACAACTTCGTGACTAACATGGTTACTG